GGCACGAAGGCGCTCCAGTACAAGGATGGCGTCCGCGAGGTGTCACGCCGAGGGATGGAAGCCCTCGTCCGGACGTCCATCAACCACGCGACGAACCAGGGCCGTCAGATGGTCTGGGAGAGCAACTCGGACATCCTCAAAGGCGTCCGCTGGGTCTCGACGCTAGACACGCGCACCACGCCCATCTGCCAGCAGCGGGATGGGAAAGTCGGTCCTGTGGTCGATGACCCGAACTGGTCACCGCCTGAAGGTGCAGACCGGCTAGACCCGCCGTTCGCTCGGCCCCCTGCTCACCCGAACTGCCGGTCGACGACGACCGCGGTGACGAAGTCGTGGAAGGAGCTTGGGTTCAACGTGGATGAGCTGCCCGCGGGCACTCGCGCGTCTATGGACGGCCAGGTCCCCGCTAACATGACCTATTTCGAGTGGCTCGCCAAGCAGTCGCCCGAACGTCAGAAGGACATCCTAGGCCCCACCCGCTTCGACCTGTGGCATACCGAAGGTGTCAAACCAGAGCGCTTTGTCAATGATAAAGGGCGGCTCTTAACGCTAGATGAGTTGCGTGCTAACCTTGGGAAAGCTCCTGCGGTTAGAGTCAAGGGCCCTTCAGCTCCTATCCCCGATCTAACGTCTTACGATACTGCGCGGCCCATGGTCGACGCGTTCCTTGCTGACGCAACTAACCTCCGCTTCTTAGACCCGAAAGACTACGGTTTGAAAAACTGGCCTAGCGCTGCTGCACTTCAGTCCGCTAACAAGGACGTTATGGCAGCCGCTCTATCACAGGTTAAGCGGTTCATGGTTTATACCGCTGATGGCGATGCTTCTTCGGCTGCGCGGGGACTTGAAAAGTTCAAACAGTTATTTAAGGACCGCTTGGGCTTTGATTTATTCAAGAAAACTGCTGAAGAAATGCTTCCCGAGAATAAACTGGTTGGGTGGGATAAGGTTGGCGGATTTGAGCACTTGAGCCCAGCTGATCGAGTAAAGCTGTCTAAATATGCCGCCAATGCGGACGACCTGCTGGCGTCAGTTATTGGGTCTGATAAGTACAGAAGCGCTACTATGACAGTATCTAGCGGACCTCGGATAGACATCAATGCCTATGATAGCTCGACTGTTAAGCGCATTACGCGCACCATCAGACTCGATCAGCGGAAGGTCGACCACGACTACTTCGTGGTCTCTGAGGGCTCACAAGGGTCTGGCGCAGCGAAGCGGATCCTCAAGGAGGCAGTTGAGGCCTACGTCAAGATGGGCATCGACCAAGTAGACGTCCATGCCAATATCGACGTGGGCGGCTACGCCTGGGTCAAGTATGGCTTTCTGCAGACAAGGTCTGACTGGGATGGAATGCGCGCAGTCATGAAGGGCAAGCTCGGGCGCAAGTTCGGCGTCAAGTCCTTACTGAACGAGTCTGACCAACAAGCTTGGGAGGACGTCGAAGCGATACTAGACAACGGCGACCCCAAGGCAATGTGGCTCCTTGCAGACTCAAAACTGACCATTAATGGTGACTCAGTCGGGAAGAAGCTTCTGCTGGGTTCAAACTGGTATGGGTCGCTGAACCTTCGAGATCCTGAGAGCCTCGCAAGGTTTAGGGCCTATGCGGGCAAGTGACCTTGAGTTGCTCGCTAAGTGTGATATGATGCGCGTCCAAGGATAGGTAGTAGATGGCCGAAAAAGGCTCCAATGAGTTCAAACTAGCAGGTGGCGGTGACGCAGCTCTGCATAACCCCATCTTGAAGGCGGGGTCTGACGACGTGCAGGCGTCGCGCAAGCTAGCAGCCGAACTTGGCTTCTCAAAAGACCAGATTAACCGTAGCTTTCCAGAGGAGCTCTAACTATGAAGACCAACTTCGACATAACGACCAGCTGGCTGCTGGTTCACGAGGGGGGCTACGTCGATAACCCGAAAGACCCCGGGGGCGCCACGAACTACGGCGTGACGCAGAAGACCTATGACGGCTACCGCAAGCGGATGGGCCTCCCGACGCAGACGGTGCGCTCGATCACGATGGACGAGGTGCTGGCGATCTACAAGACCCAGTACTGGGAGAAGATCATGGGCGACGAACTGCCAGCGGGTTTGGACTATGCCGTCTACGACTTCGCGGTCAACTCGGGGCCCAAGCGTGCTGTGCAGTGCCTGCAGGAGCTCCTGGGCGCGAACGTCAAGGCGGACGGGATCATGGGCAACCAGACCCTGGGCGCGCTGGCTGAGTTAGGCCCCGAGGACATGCGGGCGCTGATCGAAGCCTACTGCGAGAAGCGGTTGAACTGGATGAAGACTCTGAAGACGTTCGCGACGTTCGGAACTGGCTGGACGCGTCGCGTGATGGGTGAGCAGCTCGGCGTGCAGGACGCAGACACTGGCGTGATCGACCGTGCAGTCAAGCTCTACATGGGCCGATCTGTCACGGCTCCGGTGCGTGCTGCGGTCGGGAAGGCCGTCGAGGAAGACACCAAGATGACCGTCAAAGTCGCGGAGGGCTTCAACCTGAGCACCGTCGGCACTGTCGCCGCGGGCATCGCGCCCACCGCAGTGATTGCGATGATCCAGCAGGAGGGACCGATCCAGTATGCCCTCGCCGTGGTGGTCGTCATCGCGACGATTCTGGGCGCCGTCGTCTTCTACAAGAAGGTGATCTCCAAGACCTAAATCGGTCATCTCAAGAAATGGTGTCAAGCGCAATGTTCGGTGGACGAGCGCTTGGCACCATCCTAACATCAGGGCACCAGGATAGGGAGTGCGGCTGATGGGTAGTGTCTCGATGCGGAAGCAACGCCAAGAAGAACGAAACTGGAAACCGCCGCAGATCGAGACCTTGACGCAGAAGCAGGCAACCTACCTGGAACTGCTTTCCCGCTTCGACTGCACCATCACAACAGGGCCCGCGGGCACAGGCAAGACTTACCTCGCGTGCGCTTGGGCTGGCGAAGCACTCGCGAACCACAACACTCGCGGGATCGTCCTCGCACGTCCCATCGTGCCCGTTGGGCGCACGCTCGGGATGCTGCCAGGTAAGCTGTCAGTCAAGATCGACCCCTGGGCGCGTCCGCTCGTCGAGGCGTTTAAACGTCAGATGTCTGCCAAGAAATACGAGGAGCACGTCCAGGCGGGAGCCATCAAGATCGAGGCGCTCGAGCACATCCGCGGCCTGACGTTCGACGACTGCGTGATGATCTTGGACGAGGCGCAGAACACGACGCCTGCCGAGATGAAGGCCTTCCTGACTCGCATCGGGGACAACTCGTCGGTGATCATCTCGGGCGACGTGCGCCAGAGTGACTTGCACCGCACGAATAACGGGCTGGCTTGGGCGCTGAAGGCGGTAGAGCGCGGCCTGGTACCAGACGTGGGGCTCGTCACGTTCACCAGCGCAGATACCGTGCGCTCTGAGCTTTGCCGCCTGTGGGGCGAGGCATTCGACACGCTCGAGGACGAGCAGGATACGAACGGTCGGCCTCTGCATCCCGCGTGGTAAAGGCCAGCCTCCGGGCTGGCCTACAAGATCTTGTGGTAGGGTTCCTTAAAGTTCCCGCATGATGCGGATCTCCACAATAGATTGCGCCGGGCGGTCAAGCATCATCGAAACTTCAACCGTTGAGACCTCGACGACGAGGCCGAACCTCGCAGCGTTGCGGATCTCCTCGTTCAACGTGCTTTCGGCCGCGCGCAGCCGCGCGACCACATCTTCTTCGCTTTCCATCAGAAAGGGATCTCCTCGTCGAAGTGCGCATCGAGCAAGCGCGGCTCAAAGACAGCTTCCAGCCGACGCGCGACGCGCGCAGCGGGGATCTCATCCTCGTAGTCATCGTCTTCCGGATGACGACCACGCGGGCCGGTGTAGTGGGGATTGAGGTGCCAGGTGTCGAACGGCGAGAGGATCCACTCGCGCGTGACGTCGACCGCGCCATAGGATCCGGCGTACTGGGACAGCGCGGCGGACATATACTCGCCTTGAGACATCGCGTCTTGCGCCATGTCGTCCTCGTACTCGAGCTGCTGTGCTTCAGAATAGAACATCGTTAGTCTCCGTTGATAAGGTGGCCCGCGCATCGAGCCGGGCCGGTTTCGTTCAGCGATCAAGCACCTTCACCAGCGTGCGAGCGTGCAGGCACTGGATGTTGTAGCCACCCGCCAGGATGGTTTCGATCTCGACCTTTTTCTTGCCAGCGTCGGTGTTGACGATGAAGGTGCCATGGAAGCCATCAGACATGCGAGCGTGGGTCAAGCCGGCCACCGTCGTCACGCTGGCTTTCACCAGCTTCGCGGTGATCGAAGTATTCCGCGCGGCGATGGTGCGCTTGCAGATCTTCGTCACGACGTCGGCTCGGCCTTCCTCGTTGTGACCGGTCAGCGCGTTGTACCAGGTCTTGCCGCCCATGATCTTGAAGTAGCGGTCGTAGACGGCGTAGGAGCCATTCCGGGTCGAGCGGAGTGCTTTGCACTCGTCGGAGGCCTGGAACTCTTTCAGCGCGGCGATGCACTCGGTCGCCCAAGTGATCTGCTTCGCGATGAAGTCGGCGTCCATGTCGGCGAAGATCGTTTCGAGCGTGGCTTGGATCGTGGTCATGTCAGTCTCCGTTGCTGTGGGTCTCGACGTGCGCCCAGTTCACAACGAATAAGTGAGTTATACCACCACCGTCAACACCCTTCCACGCGTTTTAGCACCTTATTTTTAAAATAACTCGCTTATACCTGATCCCATAACTCGCTTGCGACGCGCACCTACTCCTCCTATCTTCAGGCAGGACCGATAACCTTGAGGGCCTCAAGAGCGGTTACTTTGGCAGAGCCATAGAAAGGACTATCCATGCCTGACGATCCGAACCCCAGCCCGGGGAACTCGAGCGACCTGTCCGCAGATCCCGCGATCAAGTCGCTTATCGACAAAGCCGTGAAAGAGGCGACCTCTGGACTGGCATCCAATCGCGACGAGATCTTGGCCGAGAAGAAAGCGCTTCAGGCCAAGTTCGAAGAAACTTCGAAGACGTGGGAGGGTCTCGACCCGGCCGCTGTTCGGAATATCATGTCGCGCCTGGAAAACGACGAGGAAGCACGACTCCTCGCCGAAGGCAAGACGGACGCGGTGATCGAGCGTCGCACTGAACGGCTAAAGGCCGACCATGCGAAGCAGCTTGCGAACCTCGAGAAGCAGATCGCTGACCTGTCGACCAACTACACGGGCGCAGTCAGCACGGTGAAGCAGCTGAAGGTCGAGGGTTCCCTTCGTCAAGCAGCGGTCGAACTGGGTCTGGTGCCGTCGGCCATTGAAGATGCGCTCTCGCGGGCGATGAACGTCTTCAAAGTCGGTGAAGATGGGAAGCTCCTGGCGGAAGAGAACGGATCGACTGCTTATGGCAAGGATGGCCGCACGCCGCTGACACCGAGCGAGTGGCTCGAGTCGATGAAGGAAAAGGCCCCGCACTGGTTCCCCGCACCCGTTGGTGGTGGGGCAGGTGGCGGGAACGGCCGTGGCGGAAGCCATACCATCAGCCGCGCCGACGCGCGGGACGTCGCGAAGTACCGGAATGCCCGTGAGGCAGCCGCGAAAGCCGGCGTCCAGCTCCAGATCGTCGAGTAGGGCTGAGACTACCGAACCGCCGCGCAGATGCGCGGTATCTTGAACCGCGCATCCGCGCAAGCCATCGAAAGGACATAGCATGGCGAATACCCTTGGGAACTACAATCCCGAGTTCTACGCTCAGGAGGCCCTGATCCAGCTTTACAAGGCTCTGGGCATGTCTGGCCGCGTTCACCGTGGTGCAGAACAGGACCGGAATGGCTCTGGGAACCAGAAAGGCGATACCATCAACCTGAAGCGGCCGACCAAGTTCACCGCTCAGACCCACGTCGTCGGCACCGGGACCACGGCTCAAGACGTCGTGGGCGAGAATATCGCCATCGTCCTGAACAACCACCAGGAAGTGAAGTACAAGCTCACCGACCGCGAGCTGGCTTACACGACCGAGCAGATCATCACCGATCACATCACGCCCGCGGCCTATGCGCTGGCTGACAAGATCGACCAGGACCTGCACCTGCTGGGCGCCCGCGTCGGCCCCAAAGCGTTCCTGACGGGCACTGCTTCGTCCGCCTTCATCACCGGTCCTCGCAAGGTGCTGCGGAACAACGAAGTGCCGATGGACGCCGGGATGATCCACTACCTGATCGACTCGGGCATGGAAGCTGCCTTCCTCGACCTGAACATCTTCCACGAGGCCAACACCACCGGTCAAGGCGCCAACACCGCCGCGCTGATGAATGGCACCCTGGGTCAGCGCTTCGGCGTTGAAGTGTTCGCGTCTCAGAACGCAGACGTTGACGTTGCCGCTCTGACCTCGACCGCGACCGCTTCGACAGGCGCCGGCGACAAGATCGGTTCCGTGAACAACGCGGCCGGCTACGAAGCCAACACTTCGACCATCGCGGTCGACGGCTTCTCGCTGGTGGAAACCGTTCAGATTGGCGACACCTTCACGGTGGCTGGCGATCCGACGGTCTACACCCTGACCGCCAACACGACCTTCGCCGCTGGCGCGGGCAACCTTACCTTCTACCCGGCCCTGCGCCGGAACACGGTGGACAATGCGGCTGTGACCTTCAAGCAGCTGGACGCCATCGAAGAGGCCGCGAACCTGCGCAACCTTATGTTCCACCACAATGCGTTCGCCCTGGCGTTCGCTCCGCTGCCCATGACCGGTGACGGTCGCGGCGCTCAGATGGCCACCGTGACCGACCCCCTGACCGGCCTGTCCCTTCGCGCGCGGATGTGGTACGAAGGCGCCACCGGCACGAACTACGTCGCTCTGGATGCTCTCTATGGCACCCAGGTCCTCGACCCGATGCTCGGTGTCCAGGTCAAGCGCGCGTCTTCGCTCTACCCGGCGTAAGCTACTTGGCGGGCCTTCGGGCCCGCCAACCCCTCCCCTAACATAACCCCGAAAGGATAGTCCATGACAACCCATGGTGAGCTCTATGCCGTGAGCAAGAACGGTAAGTTCTTTGGCTACGCGGACGCAGGTCAGATTGCGCGCAGCGGCGGCCGTCTGGAACTGTTCGACGAGAATTCTGCGAAGGCCGCTCGTGCGCTGGCCGAGATCGAAGCAGCCAAGGCCCGCGAAGCGGCCGCTGGCACGAAGATCGACGAGGTCATGAAAGCCGGTGGTGCCGACGCGTCGGCCGTCAAGAAAGCGCCCTCCGCCACCTGAGGCGCGTTCGACGTTTAAACGTGGGCGCGTTCATCCGAGCGCGCCCTTTCCCATACCTGAGGACGCCATGCCAGAAGATACGAACCACCTTGAACAGCAACTGGCGGCGCAAGCCGAGCGTCTCCGCACGCTCGAGCTCTGGAAAGCCACGCAGGACACGAACTTCGCTGTCCGCACCGAACGAGACAAGCACCTCGACCTTCGCTTCGACCGCGTCGAGTTGAGCATCAACGAAGTGAAAGGCTACCTCCTGAAGATCGTCTGGGTGATCATCTTGGGCGTCCTCGGGGCTTTCATCACTTTTGTGCTCCGTGGCGGCTTGAGTGGACCGACTTAAGTCGCTTGAGTTCCTGCTCAGCAGACGGTCCCTAGTCGTCATTGTGGCTGTAGGGGTCTTCCCAATTGCTTGCGAGCTGATCAAGTACTTCTCGCGGCAGTAACCCTAGGAGACTGACATGGTCAAGGACAACCTAGCGACACCTCAGGAGACCTATGACTCGATGGTCCGGAACCATGGGTCAATGCGCGCCGTCGCTCGGGAGCTGGGCATGGCCCGCGGCTCGGTCAAGTATCGCCTCGAGCGCGCGGCAGAGATGGGCCTTGTCTACGACCGCCCCACATCTGGGGGCAAGCTGAAAGCTGCCCGTGCACGCCCCATGCTGCTGCCCAAGCAGGGGCAGATCAAGCGCTACATCATCACCTCAGCGCAGAACAATACCGACGCCTTCGTGCCATTCTTCGAGAACCTGGTCGCCTACGCGGAGATGCTCGATGCGCAAGTTCTGGTCGGGACCTATTCCTACAATCGCGCGTCCTTCAGCCAGAAGTCGACCAAGCGAGGCCGCGGGCCCACGGATGACGACCGGCGAGACGACTGGTACGATCCGATCTTCGAGCCCTACTTCATGGACGAGCCGCTCGAACTCGCGCCCATGCTCGAATGGCGCGGTGAGCTGAACATCCTGCCTACTGCGAAGCGCCCGCTGAGCTCATTGGAGACCTATACGCAACGGCGGTCAGGCATCTTTCCTCATGCAAAGGTCTCCCTCGCATCTGTCGCGGGGACAGCTGACGACGGCGCCAAGATGAACTACACGACGGGCACGGCCACCATGCTCAACTACGTCCAGAAGAAGGCAGGGCTTGAGGCCGAGTTCCACCATACCTATGCCGCGCTGATCGTGGAGGTCGATCACGAAGGCGACTGGCACGTCCGCCAACTGAACGCAGACAGCAACGGGTCCTTCTACGACATTCCAGATCTCGGAACGACAGGCGCCTGCTACGTCGACGCGGGCGAGGTCACCGCTGGGATCAACGTCGAGGCCGCGAATTGGGGCGACCTTCACGCGCGAGTCATAGACGAAGAGATCCGCGACCTGACCTTTCTCCCTAGAGGGATCCTCGACACGCTGCGCCCTGCGCATCAGTTCGCCCACGACATCCTTGACTTCAGAGCCCGCAACCACCACGAGATCAAGAACCACCACCAGATGTTCCTACGTCACCGCGAGGGGATTGAGGACGTGGCGTCCGAGGTTCAGAACGTGAAGGAACTGCTTGACTTGATGCACCGTGACTTCTCGCTGACCGTCGTCGTCGATTCCAACCATGACCGTGCGCTCGAGCGCTGGCTGCAGGAGGCCGACTACAAGAAGGATCCTGTCAATGCGGTGTTCTTCCTCGAGTGCGAACTCGACTGGCACCGCACCAAAGCAGCCGACCCGAACGCCGACTACCACCACCTCAGGGAAGCTCTTCGTCGCATCGGCGTGTCCAAGGACGTCCTGTTCCTGGGCCCAGATGACTCCTTCGTCCTGTGCGACGACGGCTCAGGCGGGATCGAGTACGGGATGCACGGGCACCTAGGTCCGAACGGCGCACGGGGCTCGCCCCTGAACCTGTCGAAGATGGGCAGGCGCGCGAACACCGGCCACACCCACGCCGCTTGCATCGTTGACGGTCTCTATGTCTCAGGGACGTTCTCCCGGCTGCGCCTCGACTATAACAAAGGCCCGAGCGCGTGGTCCCACTCCTTCATCGTCACCTATCCCAACGGGAAGCGCGCCATCGTCACCATCTACAATGGGAAGTGGCGAGGCACCTCGTTTTCCACATAAGTCGCTTATACCCGGGGTGCATTAAGGTCTAACACTTGGCACTTTTCTGCTGTAATCTCGAGGCGAGAAAGGACCCAGCATGACCTTGACCATTGGTACCGACTCTTACTACTCGCTCGCCGATGCGCGTGCCTACTGGGCGTCGCTCGGCGATACTGCTTGGGCGGCCCTTACCGATGCAGCGGCGGAGGTCCTCATTCGCAAGGGCACCAAGTGGGTCGACCGGTCCTTCGAGTTCATCGGTGACAAGGCCACCAGCGAGCAGCGTCTCAAATGGCCTCGCTACGGTGCTGAGGTCGAAGGCTTCTGCCTCGACTCGACCGTAATCCCGTGGCAGGTTGAAGAAGCCACCGCCATCATCGCCGAGATGTATCGCGTGGGCACCTTCGATATGGAAGGAGTCGTCACCAACGACTCTGCATCCATCAACAAGACGAAGGTGGACGTGGTCGAGGTTGGCTACGACACGAGCAAGCGCCTGCAAGGTGGCTCGATCCCGTCGAACGTGATCGAGCTCTTGCGTCCCGTCACCCGTGGCAGCGGGGGTCTCAAGCGAGCATGACCTTCTATTCCGGACTTCGTGACGACACGGCAGCTCCGCTGATCAAGCAGTTCGGGCAACCTGCGACCTACCGGGTCTACGGGGCGGGGATCTACGACAATGACACAGGCACCATGCTGAAAGGCGTGCCCACTGACCTGCCGATCCAGCTCCTGGACCTGCCGATGGACAAGCGCGACTTCTCGGAAGAGGTCACCGCGAGGGCGAACGCGAAGTTCCTGGTAGAGGCCGCGAGTTTCGCCGCAGCGAACGTGGTTCCCGTGTCCGAGTCGACCATCGTCCTGCGCGGCAAAAACTACCGCGTGCTCGCGGTCGTTCCCGTGGGCCCGTCGGGCGAAGCCGTGATCTTAAAGATGGCGGTGCAGAATGCCTAGGGGAGTATCAGCACGAAACTTCGCCCTCGACCTGAAGAAGTTCGGCGAGGTGACGCGAGAGCAGGCGAAGATCATCTTTCGTAAGATCTCGCTTGAGCTGGACGCACGCATCGTCCTGAGCACGCCGGTCGACACAGGACGCGCGCGTGGGAACTGGTTCCCGTCGCTCAACTCGCCGTCGTCGCGCATCGAGATGGATGCGCGTGATAAGGGCGGCGCCGGCGCAATGTCGGCAGCTCAGGGAATCATCAACATAGCCGACCTTGGCGAGACCATTTGGTTCACCAACAACTTGCCTTATATCCTGCCGCTCGAGAATGGGCATTCTGGTCAAGCACCTGAAGGCATGGTCGACGTGAACCTGAACGCGGTCGCCGCGCACTACGGTGGGAGGGTCGTAAGATGAGCCTCAAGGCGCGACATGCCGCAATCCGAGTGCGGTTCAAAGACTACTGGGATGGCCAGCCGCCTGTGCAGATGCCTGCGCAAAAGTTCGTGCCGCCTGATAACAGCCCCTGGATACGCTTGACCATTCAAGATGCAGGGTCAGAGTGGGCGTCTATGGGTGACCCGGGGAACAATATTGCCCGCAACGTCGGGCAAGTGACAATCCAGGTCTTCGTTCCCTCGGGCGAAGGGGAGGGCGACGCCCTCGGGATCGTTGACGAGGCGCTTGCTGTGTTTCGCTCCTGGAGCGACGTGGCAACGGGGCTGCGGTTCGAGGTACCACCGTATGCTCGCCAGATCGGCATGGAAGGCAAGTGGTACCAAGTCAACGTCGTCGCACCATTCCGGTTCGACGATTTCATCTAGTGGGAAAGGAGAAACCCCATGCCTAACTTCGGCACGTCCAACCGGGTGGCGCTCCGTCAGGTCGCGGAAGTGACTTGGGGTGTCACCCCCGCAACGCCGACGCTGGAAGCAATTCGCTTCACCAGCGAAGGCCTCAATTACAACGCTGACTTCATCACGTCGCAAGAGATCCGCTCTGACCGCATGACCCCCGATACCATCCAGGTGTCCTCGTCCGCGGGCGGCGACATCTCGGGCGAGTGGTCATACGCTTCCTATGACCAGTTTATCGAAGCGGCACTCTACTCGACCTGGGTCACCACCGGCACGGCGCTCACGGCGGCTACCACCATCGGGATTACCAAGACGGTCGGCACGCCTAACACCTGGGTTCTGACGGACTCTGCCAACCTTCTGGCAGTCAACTCCTGGGTGGTCGGCCAGTTCATCCGGGTGACTGGCTTCGTGACGGCAGGCACCTTCTTCGCTGAGATCCTGAGCATCGCTGCAGGTTCGATCAGCATGGCGCCCCTGTCGAACGTCGCGACGGAAGCTTCTGGCGCGGCCGTCACCATCACCCCGATGAACTTCGTCCGCAATGGCACGACCAAGAAGTCCTTCACGATCCAGAAGGGCTTCACCGACTTGGCCGTTCCTGAGCTGTGGAACTTCTCGGGCTCGCGTATCTCGAAGTGGAACCTCGAGCTGGCGACTGGCTCGATCCTCAAGACCCAGTTCAGCGTGCTGGCGAAAGACGCCAGCATGACGCAGACCCAGTTCGCGGGTGCTGTGCTGAACGCGGCCAACACCAATACCGTGCTGAATGCCGTGGACAATATTGCGTCCATCGTCTTTGACAAGGATCCGGGTGGCTCGACCTACTACTTCAACTCGCTGAAGATCAGCCTCGACAACGCGCTGCGCGGCCAAGAAGCCGTCGGTACGCTGGGGTTCATCGGTGTAGAAGCTGGCCGGTTGAAGCTTGAAGGAGACATCGAGCTCTACTTCGAGAATTCGACCTTGTTCAACAAGTTCCGAGCGGCCACGGCGTTCTCGCTCTCGTTCCTCGCACGGGATGCGGCGAGCAACTCCTACATCGTCACTATCCCCCGGGCCAAGTATACGTCCATGGAAATCGTCGCCGGTGGCAACGACCAGGACATCTTCGCGAAAGCGAAGTTCGAGGGGATCATCAATACGGCTGGCAGCTACCAGTACCAAATTAGCCGGCTGATTGCCTAACCCGACTTTTCTGCGCAGAGAAAGGGGCCAGCCGGTCGGGCGGCTGGCCCCACCCTAACCCCGACTAAAGGAGACTACCTCATGAAGTTTGACCTGAATGACTTCCGCACTGACAAGGACGCCAAGACGAATGGCGTCTGGATCGAGTTCGGTGGCAATGCTTCCTTCAAGCTGGCCTCGTTCGACAACGCGGCCTTCACCGACGCATTCCGCAAAGCGACCAAACCTTACACCGACCTGGGCCGCAAGATTCCTGACGCCGATCAAGCCGCGATCATGGCCCGCTGCATGGCGAACCATATCGTCCTCGACTGGAAAGGCGTCTATGATGGCGACAAAGAGCTGAAGTTCTCGGTTGCCGCCGCTGAACGCCTGCTGACCGAGATCGAGATGGTGCGTGACCGTCTGATCCAGGAGGCCCGAAGCCTCGAGAACTTCAAGGCACAGGCGCGCGAGGAAACGGAAAAAAACTGACCGAGTGCGTGACCTGGGAAGTCGAGTACGGTGAACGGCTCGGATTCCTTCAGAAGATAGCCGAACGCGAGGGCAGGTTGCCGCCTGCCCTTGCGTCCCGGCCCACACCTGAAAGTCACGCACTACCTTACTTGGCTGCTTTCAAAAGGTTGCACTCTTCGCGTATGATAAGACCTGACGGGTCACCATGCGGCATTGCTATGAGCGAGATAGAGTCTTACTCACGCATGTTCGGTTTCGACTCCTTTGACGACCGCCTAGATCTCGCTCACTTCGTGAGGGTCTGCGATGCGGTCTGGATGGCGGAAATGAAGAAGCGGAGAGACTAGGTGGTAACGCAGTCCAGCAGCCTTCGAGTAGGGATCGACTCAACTGACATGGAGTCGGGTGCCCGCAAGGGCGAGTCGGCGCTCGACCGCTTGGGCCTCAAGGCGCAACAAACTGAAACTCAGATGAGCGGCGTGACGAAGGCCGCGAGCATCCTTGGTAAGACGTTCGGCGCGCTCGTCGCGGGCATCGGCGTTGCTTCGGTGCTGGAACAGGCCACCACGGCTGCTCTCGACTTCGGCAAAGGCGTGTCGCTCATCTCGACCCAGGTCGATCCGCTCACCTTCGATATGGACGCGCTGACCGCCGCGATGCGAGCGCAAGCCGTCGAGTTCGGGTCGCTTCCAACTGATCAGGTGAAAGCCGGCTACGACATTGTCTCGGCAGGAGCGACATCTGCAGCGAACGCAATCGAGACCCTGGATGCCGCGAACCGACTTGCCATTGGCGGGGCAACGGACGTGGGCACTGCTGCTGACGTTCTTACGTCGGTCCTCAATTCTTACGGCGACCAGGTCAAGAGCGTTGCTGCTGTGTCGGACACGCTGTTCATTGGTGCGCGTGCAGGTAAGACGACCATCGAAGAGCTCGCAGGATCTATCGGCAAAGTCGCGCCGCTAGCAGCAACTGCTGGCGTGTCCTTCGATGAACTGGTCGCATCCGTTTCCGCGCTCACCTTGAGCGGTGTGCGGACCACCGAAGCCGTGACAGGCGTCCGAGCTATCATGGCGTCGATTGTGAAGCCGACCAAGGAGGCTTCCGACCTTGCAGAATCGCTCGGTCTCCAGTTCGACGCGGCAGGCCTGAAGGCCCTCGGGTTCGCAGGCTTCATGGAGCAAGTGGTCGAAAAGACCCACGGCTCGACTGAGCAGATGGCGCTCCTGTTTGGGGGCGTTGAAGCTCTAGTCCCGGCCTTGGCGTTTGCAGGTAATGCAGGCGACTCGATGGCCAAGATCCTGCAACAGATGGCAACTGAGACTGGCGCGACCTCTGAGGCGTTTAAACGCATGTCCGAGGGTGACGCACAGCGCCTTTCCGTTGCCATGGCGCAAATCCGGGACCTTATGATCGACTTGGGGAGTGCGATCCTGACGGTCCTGGTTCCCGCGGTCGAGGTCATCGCGAAGACCTTCAAGTTCCTCGCCGACAACGTGGACATCTTGGTCATCGCCATGGGCGTGCTGGCAGCACGTTCGATCCCTGCGCTGATTGGCGGACTGGTCAGCACGGTGACTTTGCTCGGCACCATGGAAGGCATGTTCATCGCAGGCGCCGTCGCTTCGACGGCTTTGGGCGTGGCGATGAACCTCATCCCCTTCGTTGCCGTTGTCACGGGTCTGACGCTGGCCTACCGCTGGTATATGTCAACGGGTAAAGCGACCGACGCCTACGCGGCAAGCACACAACAGGCAGCCACTCAGAACGTCGAGTTGACAGGCACGCTCAAGAGCGTAGCTGACGGCTTGGCCGTGACGGGCGACGCGTTGAAAAGTCTCAGCGTCACCGAAGTGCTGACGGCTTCTGCCACGGCAGCAGATCAACTGAGTGAAGCCACAAGCAAAGTGGGCGACTCGATCATCGCCATAGGTGAAGCCGCGCGCAGCGTCGCGGGCATCAACATTACCGAGGAAATGAGCGCGCAGTTCTACGACCTGGCAGTCGCAGTGGAAAAAGGTGAAAAGCCGTTCTCGGAGCTGAAGGGTCAGTTCGACGCACTTGGGCAAGCCTCGCCTGAGCTTCGCCCGTTCATTGCAGACCTGTTCGCAGCCGTCGGGGCCGCGGACAAAGCGCGGGGCCACTCTGATCGTCTCGCGGCGGCGCTGCGCTACTTGAAAGGTGAAGCGACGGATGCTGACCAAGTGCTCCTTGGTCTCATCGGTGGGGCTGAAGGCGTCGCGGGATCTATGTCGAAAGCTGGCGCCGCGACCTATACGGCAATCCCACCCCTGGCCAAACTTCGCGCGCAGTACGGCGACCTTGCGTTGACCGTTCGCGATCTCCTTCAGGCGCAGAACGACCTCGCCGCGCAAGACGCCTCCGTCGAGATCAAAAATGTGGTGATTGCTACTTCCGCAGCCGTCGAGAAGATGGGCTTTGCGACGGCGGCTACCGAGACCTTCAAAACCAAGCTGAATGAGATCAAGACGCTCGACACATTCTCGGCGCAGGCGCAGGCTTTGACCCAAGTCGCAGCAGAGCTCGTCAACGCTACCGGTGGCGTGTCAAAGATGAATGCAGAGACCCGCAAGGTTTACGATAACCTGCTCGAAGCTGCTCTGAAGGCTGCTGACTTGGGTAGTCAGATCGACCAGGCGAACGGCAAGGCCGTGCCCCTAGCAGGCGACCTGACCAACGCAGGCAACGCAGCTCAAACCGCCGCGGGTGGAGCCGACGTCCTGGCAAACAAGTTGAACGTGGCATCTGCTGCGGCCTATGCCCTGCTGCGCAACCTCGCGGGGGTGCCTGCGGCCATCGGCGCGCTCGCCAATCAGGTCGACCAGCAGGTTGCAGCTCTCGCGCAGCAGAACCGCACGCTGACCTACCAGACAACGCAGGGCCTGTCTGCACAGGCCGCGGGTATCAAGGCGACGCGTGACGAGGCGATAAACCTGGCACTTGCGAACGGCGCCAACATCGACCAAGCGGCTGCTCTAGGCGCTGCGTTCGACGAGCAGGCAGGGAAAGCCGAGGCCCTCGCGACTGCTAACGCGGACCTGAGTACCGCTTTGAAGGCAACGGCTACTTCGGGCGCGGCTGCTGCGAGAGGCGCGAGTGCCGCGGGCAGCGCGGCTGCCAATGCGGAGAAAGACCTCGAGACCTTCACCAAGGGACTCGACACTGAGTTCGGCCGGCTGCAAGCGACGATGGGTGGCGCGGTCGATCAGGTCAACGCCTGGTATGCTGAGCAGAAAGCCAAACTCGACGCGTTGGGCCTCGCCCATACCGAGTACGCGAACAAGCTGGAAGCCATCTATAACGATCAGGTAGCTGCTGCTTACAAGACGGACCTACAGAACGCCACCGACTGGCGCTCGGGCATCGAACGAGCTGTCCGGGGCCTTGGTGAAAGCGTCGGCAATGAGTCAGACCTTGCGGAAACGGCGCTGACTTCGCTGTTCGACAATGCAGCGAAGTCCATCTCTGACTTCGCGAAGACCGGCACGCTCGACTTCAAGTCGTTCGCGCGGTCGGTGGTAGCTGACATCTTGCAGATGACCACCAAGATGCTCCTGCTAGCCTCTTTGAAAAGCGTCCTCGGGTTCTCTGATGGTGGCCTCGCAGGCGGTGGTGGCGGGTCGCCCATCCACCTCGCGACGGGCGGGCGTCTGTCGGGTCCCGGCACGGGCACGTCGGACGCCATTCCTGCTATGCTGAGCGATGGCGAGTTCGTCGTCAATGCGAAAGCCACTGAGCAGTTCCTACCGCTTCTCGAGATGATAAATGCGGGCAAGCAGATCAAACTCGCAGGTGGCGGGTTGGGCTCTGAAGGCTCCAGCTTGAGCGTGCCGAAGTCGACTGCGACCTCGGACAATAGCGCGCAGGACGTCGCTAAAGGAGATGCAGGTATTGGGGGCAAGAGACTGGTCATTCAGAACTACGTCACCTCAAAAGCAATCGCCGAGGCTATGGACACGCCCGCGGGTGAGGTTGTAGTCATCAACATTATCGAGCGTAATCGTTCGACCGTCAAAGGGGTCCTCAGCTAATGCCGTTCACCAGTGGCACCGCCCGCACACCGTCAGAGCTCCTTAATGCAATCAATACGCATCTGGTAGCGAACGGCTGGACTAAGCTCCGCGGCGAGACGGACATGGCATGCGCTAGCCCAAAGGCTGCACGCTACTGGCGGATCCTTGTCTGGGAGTCGCAGTCGACAACGTCGACGATCCGCGGGATCCAGAAGGTTGAACTTCGCACGACTGCTGGCGGTGCGAACCAAGCGACGACGAGCGCAAATTGGACCTCGTCGTCTGTAGGCACAGGCACGCCGTCCTTGCTTGTTGCGGGAGGCACGTTCCGATCTGCTGTGATCAACAACCAGCCTTGGTGGGTCGAGTACGACTTTGGGTCTGCGACGACGGTCCGCGAGGTGCTTATTACAGGGGACGCGACGATTGCGAACTCACCTCGTGACTTCGCCCTCCAGTGGTCGAACGACGGTCTTACTTGGACGACGATGGTCGAGTATACAGGCCAGACTTGGATAGTGTCTGAAGTCAAGACCTTCACGCTCACGGACGGCTTCTTGTTCTCTCGGCACGTTGCGGCAAGCGCGCCGCGCCGCTCTGGTCAGAACGAGGCCTTCACGATCAACTCCGACTTTACTGGGACGAGCGCGCGTGACTTCAGCGAAGACATCTGGATCTGGCAGGCGCCCGGCTACGACGCAGCACGGAGGGTCTTCATTAGTGCTCGAGGGCAGTGCCGCGAAGCATCAAATACCAACATGATCGAGTGGGACTTCCATATCGGCTACAGCGCGGCACTTAAGGCGTGGAATAGTCAGGATGGGAATACCGCCCTTTCTCGCTCGCATATGATGGACTCCAACACGGTCAACTACTGGATCTACTCGAACTCGAAGCGACTCATCCTGATCACTCGGTCGGGAGCACAGGACTATACGTCCACCTACATCGGATTCATGTCGGCCTTTGCTGTGCCCGATGACTACCCGTTCCCGTTGCTCCTTTCGACGACGGGTCCTGACTCAACTACCTTTTCATCGGGCCAAGTCAACGCGCGTCTTTCAATGTGCGCTGATCCCGGTATCAACGCAGCGATAGCTAGGCTGTGGGATGGGGTCCTCGTAAACGTCGGCAACAGGCCCGACGACGCAGCCTCGAACCGCTACCTCCAGTTTCCAACCACGAGTTGGGTCTGGCCGTACCATACAGGAGCTACCAACCGACCAGTTTGGCCTTTTGGTTGGGGCTCTGATTATGCTGATTACTTGGCAGCTCACGCTTTCGACTACTTCGTCGCCACAGTTCAGAACGACTTGCCGCTTATTCCTTGCACGGTGCAGCACGGAACCTATGGTAACATCGGGGTCATGGACGGTGTGTTCGCGATCCCGTCAGGAGGAATTCTGACAGCCCTTCAGGTGCTGACCATCGGTGGTGTTAACTACCGTATATTCCCGAACAGGACACGGCGCGAGCAAGTGTCTTGGATGGCCATAAGGGAGGACTAAGCATGACCTACTCAACTGGATCTGGATCCTACACCGCTTTGATGGCCGCTGTACTTGCTCATGCAATCACGGACGGCTGGACGACGACGGGCGGCAACTGGCCAATTTCGAAAGGTGTTGTCCGCGGCGTCGATTGGGCGACGTTCACCGCGTCTGAGACCGACCGAACGTCGCTCGGTGGGGCTAGTCGAACGGCTCGCTACATTCGGATCGCTGTCGGTACTTCGACGGCGAATGCGACGTCCAATGCAGGTGCCGACGCGACGTCGGCACAAGTAGGTAATATGGATTTCACCATCACGTCATGGCATATTTTCTCGAATCCCGCGCTGTGCGACTACATCCATGTCGTCTGTAATTTCTCGAACGGGACGAACTCAGACTGCTACACCCAGTTTGGCTTTGGCTGCCTCGACAAGCACGGGATGACCTATACAGGGCTCGTCTACGCGACGGGCAACCCTCGACGAGCTTACTCGTCTTTATTCACCTCAGCCTTCTACACAGCCATTGACTACAACTGCGGACCGGCTGGTGGTGCACTAACCCCTTGGACAGGTCGTGCAGGTTTCAGCTATACCACGAACTACAA